AACAACTGTCCAATAAAGTGTGTTATTTCTCTTGATGTATTGTCTAGGAACTTTAGTGCTGGGCATGATTTAGTGTGTGAGGTTGATATAGAAACATGGTTTTACATAGTGAGGGAGAGAGATGTTATTAGCTGATGGATTTGAAAAAGCATTTATAGGTATAACAATACCTTGTCCAAATGCAGATGAGGTTGCGGTCTATGACAGTACAATATGTTTAGATGTACTGATGAAAAGAGATGGTATGACAGAAGAAGAAGCGTTAGAGTATTTTCATTTCAATGTAGTTGGTGCTTATGTTGGTAAGTTTACGCCTGTGTTTATTACTAGAGCTACGATAGAAGAAGCTAAAGAAAGTTGTGATTACTATGGATAAGTTTGAATTGTTACAAAAGACGGCTGATGTTGTGAAAGATAGAGGACAAGATTATGGTTCTATTTTAGATAATCATACTCGCATTGCTCGTCTATGGTCTGTCCTGTTAAAGATTGAAGTTACACCTGAGCAAGTAGCTCTTTGTATGATAGCAGTCAAGCAAGCTAGGTTAATGGAAACACCTGACCATGAAGATTCCATACAAGATATTTTAGGCTATGCCCTTACCTACCATGAGTGTATCAATGCCAAAAAATGATTTCCAAGTATTTAAAAAGCAAGCTCGTCTTTGCAAAACAAAAGAAAGATATATAGAAGTTCTTCTTGCTTTTAAAGTGTTGCCCAATGTGAATGAACCTATGGCAAGAATGACGTTAGAGGCTTATTGGGTGTACTATACAGAGCTATCTGATAGTGAAAGAAGAATGAGAGATGTTACTCGTTTTGTGCATGGCTATGTCAGTAAAAATATCCAAGATAAATTATTTTCTTGACAAGTTTTTTCTCTTTTGTAAAATCAGCTTTGCTGTCCTAAGCAAATCCGTATGGCAATAAGCAAAACATAGTTTATGTATCTAAGCTTTGATTAATGTAAACTATAAAATTAAATAAAAATATTAGAGTTTGTAATATATCAATGCACTGATATAGCAGTGCATTGATAGAGATAGACTAATTTTTTTGTTGGTAAAAGTCATTTAATATGCCTTGTGTTTTGATAAGTATCATTTGACTTTCTTTATCCTTTTTTTGACAACACCATGTAACCATTATTTGAATAGCTTTTGATATAATTTTATATTTATAATATGTCATGTCTCTCTCCTATTTCTCATCTTGATAAATTCTATGCAGTAAAATAGAAACTGTTTTACTAATTGGTCTCTGTCCAGACTCATAATAGTTTATAGCTCTTATTGTTACTCCAAGTAATTTTGCTAACTCGTTTTGAGTATATTGTAGTTCTGTTCTGACTTTTTTGAATTGCTCTTTTGTTAGTTGCATGGTAATTTCTCCTTTACCTTTGCTAGGTTGAGGAGTTGCATTGTCATGTATGCAACTCCTTTTTATTTTACTCCTCCAAGTTAAATTGATGATTGATAGACCAAAAAGCATCATTGAGTTTGTTAATGTCTGACAAATACAAATCATGGCAATCTGTAAGCATACTTAAAGCATCTCTTAAAGCTTTGTGAGTTTTCTTGATTGCTTGCATCTGTTCTGACGTTAAGCTTGCCATTGCTTTTTTATTTATAGCTTGTTGTCTTTCTCTTTTTATTTCCCATTCATTTTTCTTTGTCATGTTATTGCTCCTCATTGTTAAATACTTTTTTCCAGGTTTCTTCAATGTCATCATCAATGTTGCCATCTTCAATAAACTCTAATTGATCTTTGACGTACTGAATACGGCATTGTTGAACTGTCCAAAAGTCTGTTGTTGATTCTTCAAAGAATAAAACAGGTTTAAGTTCCTCTTTACTCATAGATAACGATTGATAATACAAAACATTAGCTAAAGCTTTTTTATATTGTGTTTCTTTTGTCATGTTACTTAACCTCCCATTTCTCTATTTGTTCTAGTAAACTTTGTGAACATTCAAGCCAGCCTTTATCTATATCGTCTAACTCGTATTCGTCAGGCTCTTTTACATCTTCAAGCCAATCTTTTATTTTCTTTATTGTTTGTTGTTCTTTTGTCATGTCTTACTCTTTCTCTTTTGCTAGTTATGCCATTCGTGGCGTTTTAAGCCTGTTACAGGCTTGTTAATGTATAAGCTGGTACAAAACCAGCCTATACAATTCTTTGTTAGCTAAATATTATTAATAAAAATATTGCGAAGCCAAACAACATAACTAAAAAAGACATTTCTATTATGCTAGTGGCTATTAGTTTAAATATGTTTTTCATTTTTAAGAACCTCTAATATTTCTTTTGCTCTGTTTGGTGTTAGCTCCATTTGATTTGTTGCATTGCCGTTGCCGTCAAATATCTTAATGCTAAAACCATATTTAGTTTTTTGTAGTTTCTTAAATTGACTTATTAAATACTCTTTACTTGTCATGTTTAATTATCCTTGTATAAATATAATCTTTTCATCTAAAAACTTTTTACTTGCTCCAAGTTCTTTTGATGCTTTTGTTGTAATGATTTCTTTAACTAGTCTTTCATGTATGGTTCTACATTCTTCAATTAGCTTTTCAGCTTGCTCAATGCTAATACCATAATCAGAAGAAAACCTCTCATATGTAAGATAGTTATTAAACCAATCTAAAAAGATTGATTGCTTTTCTTTGTCTGTTTTATTGTTGTAGTTCATGTTATAGCCTTTCTTTGTTGCTAGGTTGTGAGCTTGTAGCTCTTGAAAGACTGGAACAAAGCCAGTCTAACAAGAGTAACAAGGCTTATATATTATTTGCAGTGTTGTAACCTATTACAAAGCCAAACATCTCTTGGCTAGAGTTAAAGCGTTTTAAGTCTGTGCCATATTGACAGTATCCAACATTGATTGAATACTTGTTAAAACAAATACTTTCTTTTTGTATGCTTTTAATATCAATATGACCAAAGCCATGTTTCATAACGTACTTAGTAAATTTATGACATTGATTGGCGTAATAATATTTATTAGCACATGATAACCTTATATTTATATTTTGTTTGTTTAGTTTAAAGTTTAAGTCATTTCTTTCTTGTATCATTTTGGAACTATCAAATTTGCTCCAATCTCTGTTGTTGTCTAAATAATTATCAATATAGTTTATTCTTTCTTTTATTTTTGTCATGCTGTTCATAGCTTTACCTTTTTTGCTAAATTAAAATATAATACTAAGTTAATGAACTGTGTTCTATATGTCAATACCTACAAGCAAATATTTTTTATAAGCGTATAATTCAAGGCGTGGCAAGCGTTACAAGGTATGATAAGAACGGCAATATTATTGCAATGTAAAAAATATTATTGATGCGATGAAAGAAATAGTTTATTTGATAGCATATAAAGGGGAACAGATTTACATTTGAATATATACATAGTTGAGACATTCTTGTACGGCAAATAAGAAACCATAAAACAAATAGTAATAAAAAGAATAACAAGAAAAGATAAAGCAATAATAAAAAGGAATAAACACACACACGCACACACGCAATAATTAAGGAATGCATGGGGGGGCTTTTTGCGAGCGACACACCCCACACGCACGTGCACCCATTTATATATGTTAATAGGTAGTTCTACACACACATGATAAGCAAAGCAAAACAAGACCACATCATATCATCCATAACAGACGGACACAGCCTTGTAAAAGCATGTGCAGATGCAAAGGTTAGTCGTGCTACGTTATATCGCCATATGAGCAAGGATACGGAACTAGACACCAATGTTAAGACTGCACAGAGACAGGCTGCTGAAAAAGCACTTGAGGAGCTAGAGGATATGTATGGTGATGCGTTGCATGGTCGAAAGAACTATGACCCTAATTTATTGAGAGACTATGGGCATCATGTAAGATGGAAGGTGCAGAAAGTATTGCCAGACAGGTTTGGAGAGCCTAAGAATAGAACAGGCGTTGAGATCAGTGATGGTTCATTGAAGATAGTTTGGGAGACTGGTTCAGAGGATGCAAGTTAAGATACCCTATAAGCCTAGAGACTTACAGGCTGAGATGCACAATAAGTTGAAAAGATGGAATGTGCTGGTTATGCACAGACGTTTTGGTAAGACTGTATTTGCTGTCAATCATATGATTAAACATGTGTTAACTTGTCCTTTACCAAGACCAAGAGTTGCGTTAGTGGCACCTACTTTTACGCAAGCTAAGAGGATTAGTTGGGATTATGTTAAGTATTATGCTGGAGTTATACCAGGTGTTACGTTTAACGAGACTGAGTTAAGGGCAGACTTTCCTAATAATGGTAGGATAATGTTATTGTCAGGTGAGAATCCAGATGCGTTAAGAGGTATATACTTGGATTTGTGTGTGTTTGATGAATATGGTATGCAGAATCCTAGGGTATGGGGGGAGGTTGTAAGACCAGCACTATCTGATAGAGAGGGTAGTGCCATCTTTTTAGGTACACCTGCAGGTCATAATCATTTTTTTGATATATTACAGCAGGCTAAAGAGCAGGATGAAGAAGGTTCTGACCAATGGTACTGGAAGATTGCTAAAGCTAGTGAAACACAACTAGTAAAAGAAACAGAATTAGATGCTGCTAGAGTGCAGATGACACCAGAACAATATGAGCAAGAGTATGAGTGTTCGTTTACAGCTGCTATTATTGGTGCGTATTATGGTAAGTTGCTTGCTGATTTAGATGATGAGGGTAAGATTACCAGGGTTCCTTACGATCCTGCATTGCCAGTACATACGGCTTGGGATTTGGGAATTAATGATAGTACGGCTATTTGGTTTGCACAGGTTTATAGAGGGGGAGCTGTTAATGTTATTGACTATTATGAGAATAGTGGCGTTGGCTTGGACCATTATGCTGAAGTCCTTAGACAAAAAGATTATCACTGGGGAGATCATCTTGCTCCACATGATATTGAAGTTCGAGAACTGGGTAGTGGGAAGTCGAGATTAGAGACTGCGTTTAGCTTGGGTATACGTTTTAAGGTGATACCTAAGATGAAGATTGCTGATGGAATTAACGCTGCAAGGATGCTTATACCTAAATGTTATTTTGATAGAGAAAAATGCAATGAAGGTCTTGAGATGTTAAGGCAGTATAGACAGGAATGGGATGACAGGAAAAGGATGTTTAGGGATCAGCCAAGACATGACTTTACAAGTCACAGTGCAGATGCGTTTAGATATTTAGCTTTAGGGTTGGAGAATCGTACTAAGATGACAAAAGCACCACAGTCTGTGGCAGTCAATGAGTACAATCCATTTACGCTATGAGGTATTCGCAGGACTATCGTGATGCTATGGAGATGGTTAAGCAGAGTGAGTTTCATAATTGGTGGGATGATAAGCTTATACAGAAATATATTGAAAGACCTTTGGGAATTATGCAGTATAAGATTATTAGAAGTGTGATACAGGAGCCGTTAGTGTTTGCTACATGGGGATTTCCTAACGAAAAACAAGTTGAATCCTATGTAAAAAACTCAAAGTTTCCTGTAGATGCTTACAAGGGTGGTGGCAAAAATGTTTGGGTTATAGACTTTATTGCTAAAAAAGGTTATACAAGAATGGGATTTCAAGTTTTAAGGAAAGCCTTTACAAGAAGTGGTTATCAAAAAGCCTTTTGGTTTCGACCTGAGAATAAGAAAATAGGATGGCATACATGGAAAGGAAGTTAAAATGGGTGCAGTAATAAAAGTAGCAAAAAAAATAGTTAAGCCTTTAGAAAGACCAGTAAAGAAAGCTATTAATGTAGTTGAAAAAGCTGGTGCTGATATTGTAGAACCATTAGAAAGACCAACAAAAAAACTTATTAGAGAAGTTAAAGAAACTGTAACAGGTACAGATAAATATGACTACAGACAACCATCTGCACCTGAAGTAACACCAGAAGTAACACCTGAAGTTGTTGAAGATGAAACGCCAACAATTACAACTAGGTATGCAACTAGAGGTAAGAGATCAGGGCAAGGCGGCACAATCATGGAAGGCTATGGTGTTACAACTAGACCAGCATCTAAAAGATCAGTAACGTAGGAGATAACAATGTCATTCCTTAAACCTAAAGTATATGTTCCACCACCACCACCAGTACCAGAAGAACCTGCCAAAGCTGATTATGAAAAGGCTGCTGCGTTATCTGCTGAAGCTGAAACAACAGAAAGAAAAAAACGTAGAGGTCGTGGCAGTACGATTGTTGCAGGATCTTTAGGCGAAACATCTACCAGTATGAGTGGATCAGGTGGCACACCAACTTTATTAGGATAAGCTGATGATGAATGTTAAAGATATAGTTGCTAGATTTCAACACGTTGAAGGTCAGAGAGACAACTGGAATAATCATTACCAGGAGTTAGCTGACTATATGTTGCCAAGAAAGGCAGACATAGTTAAGAAAAGAAGTCGTGGTGAAAAGAGAATGGAGCTTATCTTTGATGGTACAGCTCTACAATCAGTAGATTTATTATCATCTAGTCTTCATGGTATGCTTACATCTGGTGCTACACCTTGGTTTCATTTGACTATGAAAGACGAAGAACTAGGCAGAGATGAAGAAGTACAGAGGTGGTTGGAAGATAGTTCGCAAAGAATGATGCGTGCTTTTACTATGTCTAACTTTGAAACTGAAGTGCATGAGATGTATGTAGACCTAGTTGTGTTTGGTACTGGGTGTATGTTTGTTGAGATGGATGACAAGACATTACGTTTTAGTACAAGGCATATATCAGAGTTTTATGTGACAGAAGATCAATATGGTATTGTTGATACTGTATTTAGAAAGTATGAGATACCTGCAAGGCAAGCTGTGCAAAGGTTTGGTATTGATAATGTTGGTGCATTTATAGCTAAGACGTTTGAGAAAAAGCCAGACGAGAATGTTACAATACTACATGCAGTAATGCCAAGAAAAGACAGGGACCCAACTAAAGCTAATAATAAAAATATGCCATTTGCATCTATGTATATCTGCATGGAAACAAAAATGATATTGGCAGAGAGTGGCTTTCAAGAGTTACCTTACGTTGTTCCACGCTTTCTCAAGGCAACTGGGGAAGTTATGGGTAGATCTCCAGCTATGGTTGCGTTGCCAGATGTAAAGATGATAAATCTAATGTCTAAAACAATCATACAAGCAGCACAAAAAATGATAGATCCTCCACTATTAGTGCCAGATGATGGGTTCTTGCTCCCCATTAGGACCCAGCCTGGAGGTCTTAACTTTTACAGATCAGGTTCAAGAGATACAATAACACCATTACAAACTGGTGCGAATATACCTATCGGATTAAATATGGAAGAACAGCGAAGATTAGCAATACGTTCTGCTTTCTTCGTTGACCAATTACTTAGTGGCAGTACGCCAAACATGACAGCAACAGAAGTAATACAAAGGCAAGAAGAACGTATGAGAGTCATAGGTCCTGTTCTTGGTAGATTAATGAACGAGATGCTAAGACCATTAATTGACAGGGCGTTTGCTTTGATGCTGCGTGCTGACATGCTTGCAAGACCACCAGAGATTTTACAAGGTATTGATGTTGATATAGAATATGTATCACCACTTGCAAGAGCACAGAAGTCTAGTTCCGTAAATGGTGTGATGAGAGCCTTAGAAATATTAATGCCATTGTCACAGCAACTACCAGTAGGAGATCACATTGACCCTGATGGATTAGTTACTTATTTAACTGATGCTTTAGGCGTACCAAAGAAAGTGTTAAAATCACAGTCAGTCGTTGATGAAGAAAGAGAACAAAGAGCAATGATGCAACAAGAGCAGATGGAAAGACAAATGGAGCAAGAAGATGTTGCTACAGTAGGTCAGGCTGCTCAAGCTGTAAGAATGGTGGGTGCAAATGAGTGAGCAAATAGCACAACTCAAGGTAATGTATAAAGATGCTTTTGGGGATAACGCTGGTAAAAAGGTGTTGGAAGATTTGGAGATACGCTGTAACTGGCGTGCTTCAAGTTATGTAGCAGGAGATGCCAACGCTACAGCCTTTGAAGAAGGTAAAAGGGCAGTCATACTACACATATATAACATGATGAAAGAGGAGTAAATATGTCAGAACAAGTTGCTGAACAGGTAGCCGAACCAGTACAAACTACAGTTATGGAGACTCCAGCTGAAGTTGCACAAGGTGGGTCTGGTAACAGTTTCATGGAAATGATACCAGAAGAATTAAGGGAGCATCCTAGTCTATCGCCAATAAAAGATGTTGGTAATTTAGCCAGGAGTTATGTAAATGCACAGAGATTAATAGGTAGCGATAAGGTTCCGTTGCCAAAAAATCCTACAGAAGAAGATTTAGATAACATTTACAGTAAGTTAGGCAGACCAGAAACACCACAAGGTTACGAGTTACCTGTTGATGGGAATGTTATAACTGAAGAAGTTGCTAGTGCGTATGCAGATATTGCACATAATCTAAGGCTTACACCACAGCAAGCACAAGGTGTGTTAGATTATTACAAAAGCACAGTGCAACAAACAAGCGAAGGTTTAGCAGAGCAAGCAGAACAACAAGCAGAACAAACAGCAGCAGAGCTACAAAAAGAGTGGGGAGCAGCGTTTGAACAAAAAGTTACGGCTGCAAAAGAGATTGTTGAACAGTTTGGTGGCTCTGATTTGTTACAAATGAAACTAGATGATGGTACATTAATAGGTAATCATCCTGCTTTTATTAAGGCTTTTGCTGCTATGGGAGATTTTAAATCTACTGTAACAAGTGAAGATACTGTTAGTGATAACGCTACTAATAGAGCTTATACACCACAAATGGCACAACAAGAAGTTGATACTATAATGAACGATAAAACACACGCCTACTGGAACAGAAAAGATCCTATAGGAAGACAACGTGCTGTTGAACGTATGCAAGAATTGATGGGATTTATTCATGGATAATGAAATAACGCCTACACAAGAAATTCGTTTGGAATGTCTACGGCTTGCAGTTGAGTTTGGAACGCAAAGAGATTTGTTGCATCCTAACAAACTTGCTGATATATATTACGAATGGGTTATGCAGGGTAGCTTGGCAACAAGTCCTCAAGACAATCGGATAGACGATAGCCTAAAGTCGGCTAAAAATTCTAGGAGTGTCCGTAAAGGGTAGCACACTGTAAATAAATCAAATGTAACTTTTACTAAGGAGACTTAAATGTCAACATCAGTAACTACAGCATTTGTCCAACAGTATTCTGCTAACGTACAGATGCTGTCTCAACAGATGGGAAGCCGTCTAAGAGACACAGTTCGTGTGGAGAATATCACAGGAAAAAATGCTTTTTTCGACCAGGTAGGTGTTGCTACAGCTCAGTTGCGTAGCAGTCGACATGCCGACACTCCACAGATAGACACACCTCACGCAAGACGTAGAGTGAGTTTAGCTGACTATGAATACGCCGATTTAATTGATGACCAAGATAAAGTCAGAATGTTAATTGATCCAACATCAAGTTATGCACAAGCAGCTGCTGCTGCAATGGGTAGAGCTATGGATGATGTTATCATTTCTGCTGCACTTGGAACAGCTTTTACAGGCGAAACAGGTTCAACATCTACAGCGTTTGCAGCTGGTAATCAGATTGCAAATGGTAGTGCAGATATGTCTGTTGCTAAGTTAATTCAAGCTAAAAAGATTTTAGATTTAGCTGACGTTGACCCATCAATACCAAGATATATTGCAGTTGGTCCTAATCAGATTGAAGCTCTATTAAATACAACATCAGTAACAAGTTCTGACTTTAATACAGTTAAGGCTCTTGTACAGGGTGATGTAGATACATTCATGGGTTTCAAGTTTATTGTAACAAACAGACTATCGCTTGCATCAAACATCCGTTCATGTTTCGCATGGGCAGAGGATGGGATTGCTCTAGGCATAGGTAAAGACGTATCAGCTAGAATAGACGAGAGAGCAGACAAAGGTTATGCCACTCAAGTTTATTATTGCATGAGCGTTGGAGCCACACGCATGGAAGAATCCAAGATTGTGCAAATCGATTGTGATGAATCAGCGTAAGGGAGATAGATTATGACTACTAAAAATTCAGATCTGGTAGCTAACTTTGAAGCTAGTCCTCCTGTAATTAACCCTGCATCTTTGTACCATGGCGTGAAGCGTGTTGCACAGGGAACATTAGAATTGGTTGCTGGTGACAGTACTGACAATGATATTGTCATGCTTGCACAGATTCCAAGTAACGCATCTATTCCTGCAATTAATATTGCAACAGACACTTTTGGTGGAAGTTGTACTTTTAACGTAGGTCTGTATCAAACAACAGGAACAGTTGTAGACGAAGATTACTTCGCTTCATCAGTTGCTGATGCTGGTGCAATGACAGATGTACGCTTTGAAGCAGCAGACATTACAACAAATGGTTTAAAAGTCTACGAAATGGCTGGAGAGACTGTTGACCCAGGTGGGTTCTACTACGTTGCAGTAACATTTAATGCAACAGGTGGTACTGCTGGAAGCATGTCTTTCATCATTGACTACGTTGTAAACTAACAAAACATGGGGAGCAGTTAACGCTGCTTCCTATTTCTAGGAGTTTGGGATGCCGTCAGTTGTAGATATTTGTAACGAAGCTATGGATTTACTTGGTGCAGCAACAATTACTGCATTAACTGAAAACTCAAAAGAAGCACGACTTTGTAATAGAAGATTTGAAACAGTAAGAGATGCAGTTTTAAGGGCACATACTTGGAACGTAGCTATATCAAGATCATCATTAGCTAAAGATACTGATGCACCTGCTTTTGGATTTTCTAGTCAATTTACATTACCTACAGACCCTTATTGTTTAAGGGTTATTTCTTTTTGGAACTCTAATGTAAACAATGATATTGCTGCATATGACAGTAATGTAATGTTTAAGATAGAGGGTAGGAAAGTATTATCTAATGAAGGTACTTGTTCTATTATCTATATAGGTAGAGTAACAGACACAGAACAGTTTGATCCTTTGTTAAGTAGTACGATTGCACACAGACTTGCATCAGAAACAGCTTATGCAATAACTGGTAGTAATGCTTTAGCTCAATCTATGTATTCTTTATATCAAGCAAGGCTAAGTGAAGCTAGAAGTATGGATGCACTAGAGGGTTATCCAGAGCAATTACAGGCAGATACTTACACTAACGCAAGGTTCTAATATGGCTAGAGTATCGTCTATTATCACCAACTTTAGAGCAGGTGAAATATCTCCTAGGCTTGAAGGTAGAATAGACTTACAAAAATACAATGAAGCCGTAAAAGATTTAAGCAATATGATTGTCTTTCCTCAAGGTGGAGTGACAAGAAGACCAGGTACATATTACGCAGGAACCACAAAAGATGGTGGTCAGGTAAGATTAATTAACTTTGAGTTTAGTGATACACAAGCCTATGTCTTAGAGTTTGGTAATCTTTACGTTAGAATATATAAAGATGGTGGATTAGTTACAGCAGCAACTACAGCAATAAGTGCTATTACTAAAGCTAATCCAGCAGTTGTAACATCTAATACACATGGCATGAGTAATGGAGATAGAGTATTTATTTCTGGTGTTGTCGGTATGACAGAAGTAAACAACAGAGAGTTTACAGTTGCAGGTGTTACAACTAATACATTTGAGCTAAGTGGTATTAACAGTTCTGCGTTTACAACATATGGCAGTGCAGGTACTGCTGGTAAAGTAATAGAAATAACTACGCCATACACTACATCACAGTTATCTACGATTAACTTTGCACAGTCAGCAGATGTTTTGTTTTTATCACATAATAGCCATGAACCTGCAAAGTTAACAAGAACAAGTCACACATCATGGACATTGACAGATATTGATTTTGTTGATGGTCCTTATTTAGATGAAAATATTACTGCAACAACTTTATATGCTTCAGCAGATACTGGCTCCGTAACGATTACAGCAAGTGCTGATTTATTTGCAAGCACAGATGTAGGCAGATTGATAAGGTTTCGTGAAGTTTTAGAAATACATTATGACGAGTGGGAAGCTAGTACAAGTTATGCTAATAATGCTTTGATTAGATATAATGGTCATGTTTATAAGCATACGACTGGGTCTACGCAAACATCAGGTAACACGCCACCAGTGCACACGTCAGGCACAGAAACTTATGGCAGCCTGAATTGGGAATATAGGCATGATGATACAGGTTATGTTAAAATAACAGCTTATACAAATGCAACAACAGTTACAGCAACAGTTAAAGAAGATGATGGTGGCGTATCAGTACTTCCACATAATACAATATCATCAAGCAATGCTACTACAAAATGGTCATTAGGTAGCTTTAGTACAACTACTGGATTTCCTAGAGCTATAGGTTTTTACGAAGAAAGATTATATTTTGCTAGTACAACAAGTCAGCCACAAACTATATTTGGCAGTGTTTCTGCTGATTTTGAGAACCATACACCAGGCACAGCAGATGATGATGCGATAAATGTAACGATAGCATCAGATCAAGTTAACGTGATAAAACATCTTTTACCAGCTAGATTCTTGCAGTTGTTGACTACCAGTGCTGAGTTTACGTTATCAGGTGGTGCAGGATCAGAGCCAGTTACACCTACTAATGTTAACGTATTGCGAGAAACTACGTTTGGCACAGGTAATGTAAAGCCATTAAGAGCAGGAAACAGTACGATATTAATACAAAAAGGTGCTGAAAAAGTAAAAGAGATAACCTTTGATTTAGATACAGATGGATTGTTAGGTGTTGATCTAACTGTACTAGCAGATCATTTAGCTAGAGGTGGCTTGACTGATATGGTTTGGCAGCAGGAGCCTGAGTTATTGTTATGGTTTGTTCACAGTGACGGCAGACTAATAGGATTAACTTATGATAGAGCAAACGCAACAGTAGGTTGGCATGAGCATAGTTTAGGTGGCAGTGGTGTTGTAGAAAGTATAACAGCTATACCTAGTGGTGCAGAAGACCAAGTTTACCTAAGTGTAAAAAGAACTATTAACAGCACTACTGTAAGGCATATTGTTTTTCTAAAGTCATTATATTTTAATGATGATGTAACAGATGCTTTTTTTGTCGATAGTGGCTTAACATATAGTGGCAGTGCTACAACGTCTATTACAGGCTTAAACCATCTTGAGGGTGTAACAGTAACTATTTTAGCAGATGGTGCTGCACACGCTGATAAAACAGTCAGCAATGGTGCAATTACATTAGATAGAAGTTCAACTAAGGTTCATGTTGGCTATGGCTACACATCATCATTAGAAACATTGCGTATGGAAGCAGGTGCTGAAGATGGTATTGCACAAGGCAAGATAAAAAGAATACATGGTGTTACAGCTAGATTCTTTCAGACAGTTGGTGCAGAGTTAGGACCTGATACTAGTAACTTAGATAGATTGCCGTTTAGAGATAGTAGTATGGCTATGGATCAAGCTGTACCTTTGTTTAATGGAGATAAGGAAATATCCTTTCCGTCAGGGTATGATAATGATGCAAAGATTGTTATAAGGCAGACACAACCATTGCCAATGACAATATTAGCTATTATGAGAAGGTCTAATACATTTGATGCTTAGTATTAAAAAGTTTGAAAAAGAAGACTTGGAAATGATAGAGACTAATTTTCATTTTCCAGAAAGCTCAAAAGCGGCTATGATGAAAGAAAGTTGCATTAGTGCATACACAGCATTGCAAGGAAGTAAGGTATTTATGATTGGTGGTGTATATGGATTGTGGGAAAACGTAGGTGAAGCCTGGTTTGTTATGTCAAGCATAGCTTACAAGAAACCATTTGCAGCTGCGAAATACTCTAGTTTACTGTTAGACCATGTGCAGGATGATGCAAATTTAAAGCGTATACAGGCAAGCGTGCATACAAATGACCAGCAAGCTATAAGATATGTAGAGTGGCTTGGTTTTGAGAATGAAGGTTTAATGAAGAAGTATGGTCCTGATGGTTCGGACTATTATCGTTTTGCGAGGGTGATGTAATGTTAGATGCCGTTCTAGGTTACAAAGGAAACATGGCTTCAGCTAAGGCTGCAAGGCAAGTAGGTGAATATAATGCAAAGGTAGCTGAGAATGAACAGGTATTGTTGCAGCGTGCCACAAGACAAAAAGAAGCTAATCTTAGAAAAAGTGCTGAAAGATTACAAAGCACACAAAGAGTTGCTACTGCAAAGTCTGGTGTACAAATGTCAGGTAGTGCATTGGAAGCATTAAGAGATACTTTCTTTAACACTGAGTTAGATGCGATAGGAATACGTTATGCAGGTTCTATAGAAGAAGCTGGTAAAATAAACGAAGCAGCTATGGCTAGAGCTACAGCAAGTGCACAATCAGCACAGTTTAAAACAGCAGCTTATAGGACTGTTTTACAGTCAGGTGAGAAAATGGCTAAAGTAATGATGGGATAGGAATAAAAAATGCCACAGATACCATTATATAATAAAGGATTAGGTTCCACAGGTTTGACTACAGGTGGTTCATTAGGACCAAGAGCTTCAGCTGGTGCATTTACTGGCGTAGGTCAAGAAGTTGCAAAGTTTGGTGAAGCTGCTGGTAATATTATGTTTGAATTTTATGATGCTGATAAGAAAGCAGAAGCAAAAACAGCTATAGCAGATGCTGAAAATGAATTGGCTAAAGAATTAGATGCACATATCGACAACGACAAAAGTCTTAACGCTGAAGATTTTGACACAAACTACACAAAGTTTTCAAACAAAAAAATACAAGATATTGCAGGAAAGTACAATCTTAGACCAAACGAACAAAAGGCATTGATTGCAAAATTAGGTGATTTATCAGCAGGTGCACAACTTAAGGGAAGGCAAGAAACATATACTAGAAGAGATCAGATTAGAGGTATATCTGTTGGTGATACATTAACTAGGCTAAAGAGTACAATGGCATCAACTTTACCAGGCAATCCTGTGCATGAAAAGGCAAGAATTGATGCAATAAATTTAATTGATGAAAGTCAAAAAGATGGAAGTATAAAGTATTCTAATATACGTTCTAAAGAGCAATTAGATATACAAGTTGAATCAGAAACATTGAATAATATTGTAACTGGAGCTTCTAGCTTTGGTGAGTTAAACTCTGCTAAAGATCGCATAGCTAAAAGTACATTGCCACAATCAGAAAAAGATAAATTTAATAAAGCATGGAGAACAAAACGTAGTGTTTTAGCTAACGAATTTAACCGAAACATACAAGATCAGATAGAATTAAAAAAACCAACATATCAAGAGTTAAATGAAATTAATGAAAAGTTACAAAATAACGAAGATGTAAATATGAAGTTGGGAAATGGGGAAACAATAACAATAAAAGGTTCTGAGTTAACTCAAGATGTAAGTAATTCTATTCAAAAATTTAATAATAATAAAGCAAAAGAAAACGAAGACAAGAAAGTTAAAGCAGAAGAGAAAAAAGTATCGCCAGCACCCAAGCCGGCGGTATCTAAAGTAGAACCAGAGCTTAAAGCTGAAAAGCCTAAAGCAACGGTTAAGCCTGCTACGGCAGTTAAAACGGGAAAGTAAGATGGATAAAATCTTTAATCTTACATCTACTTTTAAAGCCCTCGAATCAGATGACGGTTCTGTAATGATTCGTGGTATGGCAAGTACAG